CACCAGTAAACGCTGGCGCAACTTGGACTCCCTTCAATTATACTTGGGATTTTGACCTCACTCAAGATATTAGAATCAAAAGAACAATGCCTAAAACTTATAATCAATTGTCATATGGTGAATACCACTACGCTGCGATCCATATGGATGCTCACCAAGAAAGAAATCATAATGATGGCATTGTATCTGGATTGTATGGATATATTGATAACTCTGGAGGAACAAAAATACAGTGGTCAACACCCCAAGTCGGTGTGCAAGGGAGTTGGAGAACATATGGACATCCACAAAAGTATTACGTTTATAAATCTAATGAATATTACTATGGTATAACTTCACCAACTGACTATACTAGAGGCATGAAACATTTCGTTGGAGAGGTTCCACACACTACTGATACTGGTCTTCATTATTTTGAGGAAGATTGGGATACTTTACTAGGTGAGGGTGTTGAAAAAACGCAACCTGTTCGATACTACGTGACTGCTGTGTGGACACTCACTGACCCATTGTACACTACACCCTCTTCAGGTTTGCATTGGGCACGTTATGACCAAGGATACTTTAATGACAACTTGTACTGGTTTGCAACTGGTAACAATGGCTATGCATATACTCCGACATCCACTGGAACTTGGAGTACGATAAATTATTATTATCAAAACTATGCTCAGACCAGTTATTATTCATATAGAGTTTATGGATACTACCAAGCAGTAACAACTGGTAATACTAATTGGTGGATGAGTTCTGATGATTCATCTTGGTTGTGGATTGGCAGTTCAACTCAAAGTGTAGCAGATGTGGAAAATAATATAACATCCTACAATGCACTCATTAACAACAGTGGAATACATCCAGCAACGGCGAAATCATCATACATTTATATGGAAGCTGGAAAATTCTATCCAATTCTCATATATTATGGTGAATATCAAGGTGCTTGGTATAACCAAAATAATGAAGAATTGCGGGTACAAGTCCAACCATATGGTCAAAATTGGGGATATCCAACTTATTCAGCAAATTATTACCAAGATGTTCCACAACTGATTAGTGGTGGCGGGCAACCACATCCGCAAGAAAGAGAAGGGGAGTTCCCCAACAGTGTACAGTCGTCATATATATAATTTAAAGGAGAAGTATAAATGTTTATAGAATTATGGCAACTCGGTATGGTAGTCCTCGTAGCAATATCTGCTTTCTTTTCGTACAGAAAGGGGAACGAGGATGGCATCATATTCGGAGTTCAAACAACCATTTTAGATCTCCATAATAAGGGTATTGTAATGGTGTATAAAGATAACGATGAAAAAGGTATTATCGTCGGAAGATATGATGAAAAGGATTGGGAAGATGGAGCAAGTGAAATTGAGTTCGAAGACGACTAAAAAAGAGTGTGACTGTGGATTCCCACCTGCAGAGTGTATATGTTGTGGTTCTGACTGCGAATGTCACGAAAACACACCAAACCATACAGAAAGTATGGTAATATCAGAAATAAACGAGTCTGGAGGGTCTGGACCATCCGAAAAAATGCTAAAATTACTAAAAATACAGGAAAAATGACTATTTTAGTCAAAAAAGACGTATTTTAGTCAAATATCGCTTTACTTTCTCTCAAAAATAGGGTATAATAGTATATTGAGCATTGAAAAATAGGGTGAAATATGGTACTCGAAATGGTGATGTGTTTGGCCATAAATGTATATCATGAGTCTAGGGGTGAACCGACCTTCGGTCAGATTTCCGTAGCACATACCGTAATGAATAGGGTTGAGTCTCAACACTATCCCGATAATGCCTGTGATGTAGTACATCAAGGTCCAATAGAAGAATCATGGAAAACTAAACAATTTAAAGGTTTAGCAGAATCAGAACGTATCTACTTTCCAGTCAAATACAAATGCCAGTTTAGTTGGTATTGTGATGGCGAGTTAGATATTATTGCCGACGAAGAATCATTATTGAGAGCAGTAGAAGTTGCTCAATATGTTTATTCTGGCAAGAGTAAAGACCCAACTAACGGAGCAACGCATTATCATGCGACCTACGTCAAGCCATATTGGGCAAACCACTTGGAACATCAAATAACAATCGGGAGACATATGTTTTATAAATGATTTAACAAAACGCTTTACTTTTGAGTGAAAGTATAGTATAATATATGTGTTGAATAAATTGAAAAGGAAAATTATGAAAGATTTAAAACGTGAAACAGTAATAGAACTATTACAAAAAGAATGTGCCGTAGTTACATTCACCAAAAAAGATGGTACTGAACGTGTTCTTAATTGCACACTTCAGGTAGAATACCTACCATTGCCAGTACCCCCACCTGCTCCATCAGCAACACAAGATGATGGTCATCGTAAAACCAATATAGAAAATAAAACAAAAGATACAAGGGTGGTCAATGAGCATGTCGTTGCAGCCTGGGATACTGATATAAATGAATTCCGTTCATTTCGACTAGACAGTGTCATAACCATCACCGTTAATGGTGTAGAACAGTTTGCGTAAAAACGATGTAAAAGTTCTATCCGAAATCGAGCATGTCCTCCATCGTCCAGGAATGTATGTTGGAGACACCACTCTTGGTGTACACGACAGATGGGTCATGAAAGATGGGAAGATAGTCAAAAAGAAAGTCAAAATCGTCCCTGCATTTTTAAAGTTATTTGATGAGATTATCAGTAACTGTATAGATGAAGGATTCCGTACTGATTTCAAGTACGCAAATGAAATCAAAATATATGTGGAAGATAATGGGAAAATCAGTGTGTATGATAATGGTAGAGGGATTCCCATTGTAGACATTCCAGAGTTGAAGAAAACTCAAGCAGAATTGGCATTCACGAATCTCCGTGCAGGTGCTAATTTTGAAGATGATGGTCATGTCTCAATCGGAACGCATGGACTAGGTTCAACCCTAGTGAATATTCTATCAAAGAAATTCATTGCTCATACTGACGATGGGAAGAAGCATTTCAGACTTCATTGTTCTCATAATTTAAATGAGATAGACACAGAGATAACCAAAACAAAGGGTGTTCTAGGAACTTCTGTTCATTATTACGCAGACTTCGATAGACTAGGTATGGGAAAGATTGATAAAGACCATACGAGTCTTATTGAAAAACGTGTCAATGACCTTGCAGTTTGTTTCCCGAAAATCAGATTTAAATATAATGGTCGTGTTGTTCAGTCTGGTACTTTTAAGCAGTACTTATCTCAAATCAATGATGATTATGTATTATTAGAAACTGATGCTTTCAAGGTAGCAGTAGTCCCTCAAGAAACCAATGACCAAATATCATTTATTAATGGTATTGATACATTCGGTGGTGGTGTTCATATTGATATAGTTTCAAATGCCATTGCCATTGCATTGAAAGATGCTATCAAGAGAAAATATAGATTGGATATTCGTGTACCTGATATCAAGAATAGGTTATTGTTTGTCGTCATAACCAACAGTGTTGGTGACCCAAAGTTTGACTCTCAAACTAAAGAACGACTGACAAATAACCAAAACGACATCAAGGGTATATTCGATGGTGTTGCCGATGAAAAGTTTATTGCTCGAATTCTTAAGAATGAAGAGGTCATTGAACCAATCATTGAAGCATTGTTATTGAAACAGCAACTTGCTGAAGCACGTGCATTGAAAAAGGCATCAAAAGCAGCAAAGAGAAAGAAGGTTGCCAATCATATAAGTGCTAATGGTAAGAATGTAGAAGATAAGATTCTGTTCATAACAGAAGGACAATCTGCTATCAGTAACTTGATTAATGTTCGCCAAACTGCTATTCACGGTGGATTCCCACTACGTGGTAAGGTTAAGAATGTTCGTCAAATCAAGTTAAATGATATAATGAAGAATAAGGAATTGTCCGAACTGATGAGTATTATTGGACTAGAACTTGGTGAACCTGCATTGAATCTCAATTATGGTCGTATAGGTATTCTTGCCGACTCGGACTTTGATGGGTTCTCTATTGCAGCATTACTTGTAAACTTCTTCTCTAACTGGAAAGACTTGTTTGATGATGAACGTATATTATTCATCAAGTCCCCAATCGTCATCGCAAAGAAGAAAGGGCAAGTCAAAAGGTTCTATGACCTGAGAGATTTTGCTGATGCAGGTCTTGATGACGACTGGAAAATAGAATATAACAAAGGACTTGGTTCTTTGAGTGTTCAAGAATATGATTTAATGATTAATAACCCAGTGTATTCAGTTATTGAATATGATACAAACGGAGATAAAAGTTTAGAAACAGTATTTGGCAGAGATTCCCTTCCACGAAAAAAATGGTTAATGAGATAATATATGAAAGAGTTTAAATGTGAGACTTGTGAACACCCAGAAAAACATAAACATCCTCCTCTCTGGCTTGTCAAAGTAGAGTGGTTAGATGCCTGTGTCTATGCTGAGGGGTGGCACGATATAGATGATTTACCAATACAGAACGATTATTTTGAGACATATGGGGTTCACTTCCTAGATGATGATTTGTGTATGTATTTGACGGATACTGTGAGGGAAGATTGGACTATCGGCACCATACAGCAGATTCCAAAAGGTATGATTAAAAAGGTTACTAAAATTAGAAAAATTAAGGAGACCTGGAATAAATGAAAATGATGGTAACAGAGTTAATTGACACACAGTATAAGGACTATGCGAAATATGTTCTTTATTCTCGTGCGATTCCTCATATGATTGATGGACTAAAACCATCTCAACGTAAAATTTTATATACTGCTCTTAAAACGGCAAAGAACTCTAGAATTAAAACAGCATCGTTGAGTGGTAATGTTATCAGTCAGGCAAATTATCATCACGGTGATGCCAGTCTTAATGAAGCAATCACTAAAATGGTTCAACCATTTATTAACAATGTTCCACTACTTGCTGGTGAGGGTTCATTTGGTAGTCGTCTTGTTCCCGAAGCTGCTGCAGCACGTTACACGTATGTGAGGACTCATAAGAACTTTGAGAATTATTTCGCAGATACTATGGTTGCAAACCAATCTGCCGATCCAGAAGATCCAGAACCTGCTTTTTACCTGCCAATAATCCCTTGGGTATTAGTTAATGGTATTAAGGGCATAGCAGTTGGATTTGCTACCGAGATACAACCATATAACCCAAAGGTCTTAGCGAAATTATGTACTGCTCATTTGAATGGTAAAGACATCAGTAAACGTAAACTGCTTCCTTCTTATCCAGAGTTTGGTGGTAAGATTGAAGAGATAAACGGTGACATATATTGTACAGGTGTTTTTAAATTAAAAGGAACAACCAAACTACAAATTACTGAAGTGCCTGTAGGATTCACTCGTGAGTCTTATGTGACACTACTTGATAAACTTGAGATGGATAACACAATAGTTTCATATGTTGATAGATGTGATGCCTCAGGGTTCAATTTTGATATAACCCTTAAGCGTCGTGGTAAGAAACCAACAGATGCTCAAATTATCTATACATTCAAGTTAAGGAAAAAGTTAAATCAAAATTTAACTGTTATTGACCATAATCATCAACTGAAGGTTTACGATAGTCCATTAGAGATTATTAAAGACTTCGTTGATTACAGGGTAACAAAATACACTGAAAGATATGCATGGTTATTAAAACAGGCATCGGAAGAACTTGATATATTATTATCAAAAATCAAGTTTATTGAAATGATGCTTAATGGTGATTTAAACTTTAAAAACAAAAACAAACAGCAAATCAGGGATGCTCTTGTTAAGAAATTTAACCCTGAAATTATAGATGTATTGATTCGTCTGCCTATGTATTCATTATGCAAAGATGAACTGGCAAAACTAAAAAGTCAAGGTGCAGAGGTTTATGCTCAAATCGATGAGTGGAAAAAGATTGATGTTAACGAACAATTCATCGAGGAACTAAAGGCAATTTAAAATGGAATTCTTAGACGAGATACCAGCAGAAGAACAAAAGAAAACTAAAAAACACTCTAACGGAAGGAAACGAAATGCAAAGAAGACTGCTCAGAGGGATGATAAAGTCTGTCTTGAAATTGGATACATATCATTCCAAATGGGTGATGTTGATTTTGTTGTTGAAGATTTGAAGGTTAGAAATATGAAGGAGTTTAGGAACTTCTTACAGGAAGTCCTAAATGGAGATTACTCATGATATTAGTAGATTTTAGTCAGTTAATGGTTGGTGGGTTAATGGCACATGCCAAGTCCCAAAACGATGTAAGTGAAGATTTATTACGACACATGGTGTTAAATACATTGAGGTCGTATCGAAAACAGTATCATAAAACTTATGGTGAGTTGGTATTATGTATTGATTCAAGGCATTACTGGAGACGTGATGTGTTCCCTAATTATAAGCATGGTCGTAAGAAACAACGGGATGATTCAAAATTTGATTGGCCTGCTATCTTTTCATGGTTTGATAAAATCAGATCCGAATTAGAAGAGAACTTCCCATATAAAGTAATAGATGTCTTGGGTGCAGAGGCAGATGATGTCATTGGTGTATTGACCAAGTATAAGCACATGGAAGAGAAGATATTGATTCTGTCCAGTGATAAGGATTTTATACAGGTTCATAAGTACAAGAATGTTAAGCAGTATTCACCTATGCAACATAAATGGGTTCGTCATCCCGACCCAATAGGTTATGCCAAAGAACATATTATTCGTGGTGACCATGGTGATGGTATTCCTAATTTCTTATCATCAGATGATTGTCTCGTAGAAGGGGTAAGACAAACTCCAGTTTCTAAAAAGAAAGTAGAGGTTTGGTTGACTCAAAATCCAGAAGAAATTTGTACTAATGCCGAGATGGCAGAGCGCTGGAAACGCAATTCCCAGTTAACTCAATTTGATGAAGTCCCTGAATTGCTAATAAACGATATATTGAGGAGATTTAAGAGAGAACCAAAAGGTGCTCGAAAAAAGTTATATAACTATTTCGTGATGAATAAGTTACAAAATTTAATGGAAGTGATAGGAGATTTTTAAATGATTACAAGTTTTGTTATAACACTCATTGAGTGTCTGGAGATTGCGTTTATTACATTGTTAATTTCGCAAACAAAGGTACATAGACCGACCATAATGGTTTACGGAAGTCTTGGTTTGGTTGGTGGGTTATTATCTGCTTACTATCTACATGATATTTTAGAAGATTATGAATGGTTGATGTATGCTATTCTTAGTTCTTTGTTCTTCTATCTTTTTATTAAGAATAAAGAGGTTCTAAAACACATTCAGCAACACGTTGACGATATTAGTCTTGCAAGACCAACGATATTATTCTTGACCGCATTCTTTATATATGGTCGAGAAAGTTTTGAGATTTTTAGTAATCTCTTCTTAAATCCAAACTCAAGTTGGATAGCGGCATGGACTGCAGCAATGGTGGCAGTTGGTATTTTCTATCTTGCTAGGGACAGTAAAATTAAAGAATATATCTTTAAGTTTGGATATTGGGCATACCTTGCCTTTGCTATGTGGTTTGCATATGAATGTGTTGAGCATCTTTTATAGCAAATATCGCTTTACTTTCTAGTCAAAATAGGGTATAATAGGTACTATGATGAAAATTTATGACATATTAACGGAACTAGAAAGTGATAACTCCAGACTATTTAAGATAAAGGTGTTGGAAGACAATTCAGATAACGAATTGCTGAAGACTACCATTCATGCAGCACTGGACCCATACACTCAATATTACATCAGGCAAATTCCTGAATTTGATAAAGATCCTATGGTTGACAAATTTCATATGACCTTGGATTGGGGATTGGAAGAACTCAAAAAACTATCCACAAGGGCAGTCACTGGGCATGCAGCTCGTGACCACTTGATTGACATCTTGAAAAACTTGACGGATGATGACTCTGAAGTTATAGAACGAGTTATAGCAAAGGATTTAAAGTGTGGAGTATCCACCTCTACTGCTAACAAGGTATTTGGTAAAGGGTTTATTGACGTATATCCTTGTATGCTTGCATCTTCATATAATGAGAAGAATTTTAAGTCTATCAAATACCCTGCTATCGTTCAATTGAAGTCTGATGGTATGCGTGCAAACATTATTATGAATGCAAACGGCAATGTTGAGATCCGATCTAGGAATGGTAAAGAGATCGAATTACTCGGGCATTTTGATGAGTATATTCGTGGTATATTCTACTCTTCACCGACAGCAGATAATATTGACCAGTTTAGGGAAGCAGTTATTGATGGCGAGTTAGTAGTTCTTGATGAACAACTAAATGAAGTTCTAGACCGTAAGACTGGGAATGGAATATTGAACAAAGCAGTAAAGGGAAAGATAACTTCTGCTGAAGCAAACAGGGTTCGTCTCATTGCATGGGACTTAATCCCTCTTGATGAATTCAAGGCAGGTAAGTCTGAAATCCCATATTTTAAACGATTAGAAGTATTAAAAACACGTATGAACGATGTGTCTAATTTTTCTAAACATCAGTTAATAGCAATTCAAGAAACTCAAACGGTTACAGATTTTCAGGGTGCTCAGGCACTTTTCAATGCTGCATTAGAGTCTGGTGAGGAGGGTGTTATCGTTAAAAACGGTGATGCACCTTGGGAATCAAAACGTTCTAAATTTCAAGTGAAAATGAAAGCAGAACTTGAAGCAGACCTATTAGTAACCGAATGGAACGAAGGCAGTGGTCGTATTAAAGGACTAATGGGTTCTGTTACTTGTGTTGATTTAAATGGCAATCTAGAGGTTAACGTTGGGTCTGGATTTAATGATGAAGACCGTAAAATGGTTGCAGAAGACATCGTCGGAAAGATTATCACCGTTAAATATAACGAGGTGATTCAGGACAAGAGAAGTTCTACAAAGTCGTTATTTCTTCCGATCTTTGAAGAGGTACGTTTGGATAAGAATGTCGCTGATAAGTTCTAATAATGAATTAAAGGCAAAAAGACTTGCCGTATGTGAGAAGTGTCCCCATGTTAGAGATCTCAAAAACAGGGGTTGGATAAATTATTGTGAAATTTGTGGTTGTGGGTTATTGATTAAAGCACGATTACCAAATGCTAAATGCCCAATAGGAAAATGGAATGAATTATAAAGATAGTGGAGTTGACATACACGAACAGGATGTGTTCAATGCCAAGTTATGTAACAAGATGCCTTGGTTGGGTGGATTCGCAGGTGCATTTGATATTGGAACGGATTATCTAGTGTCTGCGACTGATGGAGTCGGCACTAAAACAATGTTGTTTAATGATTTCAAACACGTTAAAGGTGTTGAAATTGCCAACTTGGGTATTGACCTTGTTGCAGCAGTATTGAATGATATAGTATGTACAGGTTCAAAACCATTGTTCTTTAATGACTATATTTCATTGACCA